CCATGATCACAGCCAGGGCAGTTTTGTCAGTAACTTCAGCACGAGTCTGCAGTTGCTCTAACACATACTGTTGAGCTGGCGTGCAATCAGGACAAGTAATCATTTTTTCTTAGCAGTTTTAGCGGCTCGTTTAAAGTTGCTAGCTGTGGGAGCACCTTTACTCCCAGGCTTTCGCATCTTCTCGCCAGAGCCAGCAGCGATACGCTTTCGTTTAGCGTGGATGTTAGCGTAGAGACCTTGTTTAGCCATAGTTAGCATTTCCATTTACGTAGTGCAAGTGCCTTACGAGTAGGGCGTCCCTTGCTGTCTTTCATTGGTCCCTTTACACCAGACATTCTAGCACAGAAAGAACGCTTTCGTGGACCACCTCCAGGCTGTGGAGCTTTTAGGTTAGATCCAGTTTCTCGATTGTACTTCTCACGTCCAGCTTTTGTAAGTCCACCGGAACGTGATTTGTGTGTACCAATTTTTAAACTGACGGAAGTAGTACTACTTTTTTTTGCCACCGCCATGTTTCTTTCCGCAAGACATTACCATACTCCAGGAATAATTTGACCAGTTAGTGCGTACGCTCCAAGCGCAGCCATCACACCTAGCATAGCTAGGCGACCGTTAAGCATCTCAGCTTTTTCGTTGTGAGTCACAGTGTAGTTATCGTCAGTGTACATGGTGGGTTCTTTTGCAAAGAGGTTTTGTTGTCCGCGATCGTTAGTGGTAACTGTCATCAAAAATCAGATTGTGCAAGTTTTTCCAAAATTTCCATACGATAAGCAGGGTCACGTTCATACCGTGAGTCTGTCATTGCACGTACCATTTCAGCTTGGCTACGGAATCCAGTGGTAGATTGAGCGGCTTTGCCTTGAATCATTTCACCTTCGTATCCTACTGAATCTTGATAAGCTGACATCAACCCACGAAGAGCCAGGTTGATTGCAGCTGTGTTACCAGTGTCAACAAGACTATCGAAAGCGTCGATAGATTGTTGGTCAAGATTATCAGCAGCCCACTGAGTAAGCTGTTGGTACTGCTCTTGACCGCCAACACTGTTGTAAACTTCATTGACTTCCGCGTCGGACAACTCCTTGACTTGGGCAACTGGTGATTCATCTAGTGTATCTCGATACCTAAAGTAAGCATCGACCAAATCTTTAGAGTCCATGGAAGCAAGTTTTTCCATAGTCTCTTCACTGAACTGTCCGTTTTCTGTGAACTCACTATCGAGTTCTCCAATGAAATCAACGGTTTCGTCTGTTTCTGGTTCATCTTCTAGTTCAGATTCGACTTCTTCTTCGTTTGAATCTTGTGAACCTAGTTTCTTTTGAAGCTCAAGATATGCTTGCTCAAGATCTTGTGCTGACTTATACTTTCCAGCCAGCAGTTCATTTTGAGCTTGCTCCATTTCTTCTCCTACACGGAGAGATTCTGCATCACGCTCTTCTGCAAGTTCAATAGCTTGAGGATCATTACTAGGATCGTATGTGATTAGTTCTGGCATTTAAATTATTGTGGTGGTCCTCCTAACGCTTCCTGCATCATGGCTTCAGCATTAGGGTTTTTTGAAGGGTCAAGCATAGGAGCTTTAAGCATTTGTGGTGCCTGCTGTATTGCAGCCATTTGCTGTTGTTGTTCAGCTTGTGCTTGTGCTTCAGCTTGTCGGTCTTGTACACTCTTAACCAAGTTAAGGACATCAATACCTTGTGCAGCTGCAAGTCGTTTAATGGCTTCGTCAGCATTAATGTATTGCATCAAAGCTTCAGGACCAAGTGTCTGTGACACAGTAGTAATGAATGCAGTCAAAGACTCACGGTCTTGACCACGACCCAAAGCATTGATACCTGCAACAATGGTGGGAGTTACAAGATCTTCAGGATATTTAGGCAGCTGTCGGTTGCGTTTAAGTACCAGCAGCTTGCGATTAAGATAAGGTACAAGGAACTCAACAGTCAACAAAGAGAAGAGACCGCCAAGTTGTTGTTCTAATTCAAGTTGAGTCAGACGAACTTCTTCAGCTGTAGTACGTTCTGATTGTCGTACACTCAAGATAAGAAATGCTTCAGCAATACGACGTTCCAACTGCTGCATCAACTGCATTGCAGTAGCAAAGTCTGCTGTCTTTCCAACTTGAATGACTCCAATGTCTTCAGGTCTACCTTGAATGATAGCACCGTTCCCAGCTTGTGCTAAGGTCTGTGGTTTTGTGGTACTTGAAGGGCTAACTACAAAGACTACTTTAGCAGCGCTTGCAGATCCTTCTACCATTGCTTGAGAAAGTGCGTTCAAAGACTTCAAGTCTCCAAGAAACTCTTCGACACGACCACGTCCATAGTTCTCGCCGTCAACAGAATTGAAACGAAGAACCAGCCAAGGGCTAGCATCTTTCGGTGCCTTACCTTGTGTCTTAGGAATGACTTTATCGAACGCTTCTTGATGCCACACCCAACGATTATTATCTAACTTTACGTGAGTAAAGATCTCAACATCATTGTTGAAATTAGTTACACCGTTAGTTACACCTTGTTGTTTGTGTAAATCTTGAAACTCTTTTGGAAGAAGTTGTTTGTTGATAAGTTCTTTGGTTACGATTTCAATTACGTTACCGTTACCATCACGTTCAACAACATATCGATTCAATGGATAATGTTTGATCCCATCCTTGCTCATATAGATCAGTGCATTACCACCAACCACCAGGTGCTTGACCGCTTGGTGCACAGCAACTCTATCACTAGAAGCAGCAATAGAATCCATGACCATACGTTCAATCTTAGCAAAACTTAAATCAAGTTCAGAACGAATCTCAGCAGGAAAATCACTACCAAGTTTTTCGTCGTTGATCTGTAACTTAAAGAAAGTAGTTTGAGGAGGCAGTAGGGCTAACATCAATTTAGATGAAAGTGTTACAACTGCTTTTGCTCCCAAAGATTGCCAAGGCTGGCGAAGATCTTTATAGTTTGGTCGGATCTCATCACGTTGGATAAGATATGGAAGGGTCAATTCAGAGCATTGAACAGCAATGTCTAGAAAGTGTTGACGGTAGCTGGTTAGAAAATCGTACCTACTACGTGCTGTCATTTAATTAACCAATGTTAGTTGATGATCCCTGCATGGGATTAATACGAAGTGAAGCAATCCCAGTAGGGATACGCTTTTTCTTTTTTGAAATTCCTTTTTCAGTAAATGCTTCAGACATCTTTGGTGCTGCTTTACGTTGAGCATCAGAAATTTTCCTAGCTTGTGTTTGAGCACGCATCGTTTGTTTTTCTTGTTTACGTAGCAGACTTTCTTGACGTTCTGCGTCTTTTTTAGCGCGACGTTCTGCGTCACGTTGTGCTTTTCCAGCTTCTCCACCGCCCATAATTAAAGTTCCTCGTTAGTAATACGTGATTGAATCCAGTCCACAACGCTACGCTGACCTGCTTGATACATGATCGTATTGATCTGTGTATCTGGACCGGGATTGGTCAGCGGAAATCGATTTTCAAGTTCAAAGATAAGTGCATCAACAGTAAGCCCAATGTTAAGCATACTGTGGGAGGTTTTGATTTGCATGTTCAAAGAAAGCAGGCATTCGAGCTGATTTAGTAGCAGAAAGTTCAGGCGCTTTGCCTTCATACATTAAGCGATCACTAGAATCCAGCCAAAATTTTTTGTCCAAATATCTGTCCTGGGTATTTACACCTAGTGGTTGCATTACCCAATTGATAGTTGCTTTCCTGAGTTTATCAAGAGAAGGACTGATATCAAGCCCCAGCTCGCTATGAATAAGACTATTGGTAGCAACGTGAATTTGTTCATCTCTAGAAATATCAGCACTTACAGTACGCATTCCTGCATCACCGTTAAAACGAAAAAAGGGTAGTAGAACAAAGAAAATCGCACGCTCGGCAACCATCGCTTTTGTGATCGTATGATCAGGATGCGCAATCCACGCTTTCTGTAGCGCCAACGCTTCCTTTTCAGCTTGTTGGTCAACACCGTAAGCATTGGCGATGTAACCCAAAGCGAGGTCATGATTCTCTTCGTCCGTAACGTTCGATGCAAGCAGCTCACGCGCTGCATCTGGAACAGTTTTTTCAAGAGCATCGGTAATAAAATCTCCGACAGGTAGTTCCATGTGTCGTAGTGCAAGAGCACGGAAGATAGCCTCTTCCGCACCCTTTTTACATGTACCAGCAGTTGTTTGTACTGGTGTCCATTTGCGCTTACGCGCCATTAGTTTTTGATAAGGGTTCATTCTTGGCAATCACAGGTAAGTTCTTCATTAAGAATACCTGCAAGATAATCATCGACATCTTCTTGTAGTGCTGCATAAACATCAGACTTATCTTGTGTGTCACCCATTACTTGCAGGCTATAGTAAAGAGAAGTCTGGGGACTATTCAGCCACTCTTCGATAAAGGCGTTGTCGTATGTGACAACATCACTCCAACTGTTGAAGCTATACCCGTGAAGAAGCCCAGTGTTATTTAACATCTTCATCAGTTCGTCGGTTACTTTTTTGTAAGTAGCCCAACCAACTTCAGAAGCAATTTCTACATCTCCATAATTATATGTTTCAACACCAAACGTACCACTGTCACGGTCTACCGTGCGAGCGATAGGTGGTGCAATCTCTGGTGTACAAGTAAAGCCATCCAGATCTTTGCTTCGATAACTGCAGGAGGCAGTGGGTGCGATAGCAAAGGCTCGAACCATATTATGACTCCTAGCAACTGTGGCGGCAATACTAATACCATCTCTAAATTGACATGCCAAATCAAAGGCTGGTGTGAGTACCACATCTCCTCCATTGACTTGTTCCAAAGCAGTACCGAACTGCTCATAACTTATTCCGTACCTTCGTAGGAGGTTGGCAAGTCCAAGCATTCCAAGTCCAACCTGTCGATCTGTTTCTGGTGGCAAGTACTCTCCGCTATTTCCAACACCAGTTCTAGCGTGGAGTTCACACAACTCTTGCATACCTTGAACGAAAGCTTTTGGAATGTCGTCAAATTCACAGGCTCCAAGGTTGATATGTTGTAGCAAACATGTTCCACGTGAGGGCAGGTAAACTTCAAGACAGACATTTCCTCTGATTCGGTTTCCTTCATTGTCATACTTTACTTTATTAAGCCAGATGTCACCAGATTTGATTCCGAAAAGAAGCTGTTCTTTAAAGTCACAGGCTTCCCACCACTCAGGGGTAATGTTAATGCAACGTTTAACCCAAGGCAGTTCAGATCTAGGGGTTTGAATAAACTCTAAAGCATCCTTGTGCCGAAGATCGAGGTGACACACCACAGCTCCGTTCTTGTAGACACCACCTCTACGGAGGATTTCATTTAGGGTTGAATAGATTTTTGCAAAGCTAACTGGACCTGATGAAACAAGTCCTTTTCCATTTTCTTCACCTCTGGGTCGCAACTTCGACAGGTGAACTGCGCAGCCTGCTCCGTAGCGTAGAGCATGGCTAACAAATCGCCAGCTGGCTTCAATGCCTTCTGGTCCTTCCATTGAGTCATCTACAACAAATACCGTACAGCTAACGGGTAGACGGGAGGTGGGGTCGTCAATCCAAGATTGGACACGACCAGTGCGGGAGATAAAAGAGGTGGTCATTCGATAATAAGGTCGTTCAAATAAGGTGGCTGATAGTTCGGTCCTTTCATGACCTTACCATCTTCTCGATAAACAGGTTTACCGTTTTCATCAAGTTTAGACATGTTTGATCTATGAATGCGAGCCATCGCTTCGTCTAGATCCCACTCTTGGGAAGCAGCAAATTGATAGCAAACATATACAAGATCTGCAAGTTCTTTAAGCTGTTCACAATCATCTTTTAAATGATACGCTTCGTGGAACTCAGACCATTCTTCATCGATCAAAGCTTTCTGAGTATTCCGACGATCCTTCCCATTCGTCAGTGAGTAAGCGGAACGGAATTGCTCCGCTTGATCCATCAGGCTCGTGTGTATGTAGGAGTTCATTTTCAAGATAGTGAATAGCTTTTTTTAAATCATCCACCTTGCTGTCCTTGTAACCAGCTCGGCAGATATACTTCACGGCATTACCAAGATGATAGTTAAGATCTTGGTCACGTATGAAATCCCATACTTCAATGCTGCCGCGAGTGTAATGGGAGGGTGATTTTACCACTCTGACAAAAGTTTGTTAATGGTGTTTGAAAGGCAGAAGTTTTGTCGCTGCAATGCAAGAAACAAAGTTATGATGTCATCCTTCTCTGCCTCAGGAAGGAGATCTGTTAGTCGTCGTACCTTGAACTCCTGTTCAACTGTCAGTTGTGCTACTGGCATCGGTGGGAGTCCACGGGATGACCTGCCGTTGAATTGGGTCATAGTCCATGTAAGTAAGGATCTTTGCTAATCGTGCATTCATAAGAGCAGCATCTTCATCAAGATCTTTTTCAGCAAAAGCTTTAACTACAGTATCCCACGTGTAACCGTCGTTTTCAAACAAAGCAACTGCACGTTTAATTCCGATACCAGGTACACCACTGTAACCGTCAGTTTGATCACCGGCTAGAGTTTGGATGTAATGCCACTTCATACCTTCTTCAGGAGTGATGTCTACCACTTCATTGAGGTCATAAAGTTTACCAGGAATTTGACGCATGTCTTTATCAGGACTGCAAATAATGTTACCTGGATTAGCTGTAGAAAAGATGCCCATAGCATCATCAGCTTCAAGTTCAGGCATACGAATTACTTCGTAATGGTCTGATAGTTCTTTAATTACGCGACGGTAACCACATGGTTTTTTACGGTTTCGATGCCCCTTGTAATCAGGATAAATTTTTTTCCTGAAATTTTTAGAGTCACTAAAGAACAGTACAACTTCGGGAACATCCCATATAAAGTTGTTTTTGATTTTATTTAATTCTTTGGTTACATTGTTGTACGCTTCACTGAATTTACTGACTACGGTGATTACATCGTCTCCCCAATCAATTTCATCTTCAGCACCGGCGCACGACTTATACACAATGTAGTCAGCGTCGATGAGTAACTTCACTTACCCTGTCCCCGATATGCTTTCTTACCAGCTTTCGGTTTACTGTGACGACCAGTACCTTGCTTAGTCTTTTTTGATTTGAATGCTTGGAACTTAGTCAGTCCCATCATACTTTTACTTCTCATCAGTGAGTTTCACTCCAGTTGTTTCCGGTGGTTGCTTCAGCATCGATTGCGATCCGAAGTTTGTAGTATTCTCCAGCTTCTGCAGCTGAATATACCAAGGATGAACATAAGTCTTGTGCGTGCTCGGGTGAGCACTCAAATTGTAACTCGTCATGTACAAATGCTAGTTGACTGCAACATAAGTTAAGTTGCTTAATATTATTTTGATTGATTACCATCCACCGCTTTGCCACTACACCGGCTCCTGATTGGAGTAGGTAATTCAAAGCTTTGTGTGAACTGTCAACCTTTATTTTGCGTCCATCTATTGATCGAACAAAACCCTTCTCACTCGCCGTTTTGATTGCCGTAAGAAGTTCCGCAAGTCCATCGATAGCATCGACAAATGCTGACCTAATTTCTTTACCTTTCTTTTTAGCTTCTGCATCACTTAGTTGAGAGTCGAAGGAATGCCCAATTTTGGCATCACCTGCTCCGTAGAGGAAGGCATAGGTAACGGTTTTGACATCACGTCTGGAGATACCAATTTTGTCGGCATTAACTTGGTGAATGTCTCCGTTAAGGAGGATGTCAGCGTAACGACCTTGGTCATACCTAGCAAGATAATGAGCAAGCATCCTGAGTTCAATGCCTGCAAGATCAGCACCA